ATGAATCATGTTGGTCAGTATGAAACGGACACCTTATAGTGAACTGCTCTACCCCTACTGGGGTATTTAGCCCTGCCTTCAGCAAGACGGCTGACCAATCAAGCATTACTTACGCCCGTTACGTTCTACTTTGTTAGCTCGAACAAACAGAACCACCTCATTCTCGTAACCGTTAGAGTCAGTAATCTTGCCCTTGCGGACATCAGCTACCGTAATAGATAGGTACGGATTCCCCGGACCTTTACTCTTGGCGGTCTTGATGATAACGTCATCGTCATTTCTCTTAAACCATGTCAATACTTGCATTTCTTTCCTCCTAAAAAACGTCGTCTACTTCTTTTATTTCACCCTCGTCAACATTCCACAAAAAGGTGCACATATCGGCAGGTAAGTCCCCGTCCCTATACTTCTGAAATTGAACTGATCTGAGATTATCAGCATCCTCTACCATACACATGGAAAGAGCAACGTCAGAAGCACGGATAAGAGCGTCCCCAAAGGCTACTTGGTCGGCACGGGGAGGCGCAAACATATTTGATGCGTCTCTCGTAGCCTGAGTGGATACCACAATAGTAGTGTCTTGAGATAAAGCCAAGTTTTTAAGACCATAGAATAGGCTGTGGTTCTGTTCCCATGAAGCCGTGTTCTTCGACGCTGTGGATATAAGATAAACACCGTCAATCACTGTAATATCTGGTGCGTGTTTTCTTATTAGATTAGCTATGCTATGTAAAGAGATGCTATCTTCCCCGCTGATATGGTCGCAGATCAATAAGTTCTTTTTGTTTACCTCGGTTAGAAAATCAGCATACTTCTCTTCGTCAATTGGGCTGCCCGTTCTCAAAGCCCTGTGAGACAGTTTGTACCCGCTCTTATTACCCATAACTACATCCATACGCATATCAATAGATTTTTTAGTCATTTCGGTAGATACAAGAAGTGTCTTGTACCCGTTGAGTGTAGCCGTTGCTGCGATATCTACGCACATCCATGTCTTCCCTACAGTCGGTCGTGCAAATGCGGAGATGAGGTCTCCCGGCTGCCACCCCACTCCCGTAGAATTGATTGATTTAAACGGTGTTTTTATCCCAATAAGACCTTCGCCCAGCTTACGTAAATCACGGCGTTCTTTCCAATCCTCTAGCCTGTCTAAGTCGCCCGTGTCGTATTCCTGAACATCTTCATCATAGAGAACTTCTATATCATTTAGATCGTGAAGGATTTTACCCATTGCTTTCTTAGGGTTTTCGCTAAGTTCTTCTTTATTACCCGAAAAGGCTGACACCACTTTCCTGAATAGTACCTGCTTCTTGAACTCATCTTGAGCATAGGAAAATTCTACTGTGGACGCATCTTTTCTAAGTTTAGAGAACTCCTCAAGAAGCACGGCGTGAGTAGGGAAATCCCTGTACTCATCTAAGTACTGCTGTAAAAACATATAAGCGTCTTTATGCACAACAAAATCGGTTTGGGGGTGCCTGAAAGCTTTATAGTTGGCGGTGTCACACAAATTAAAAATTAAGGCGGACTCTATAAAATTAAAGCTATCACTGTTCATTCTGTTCTAATCCTTCACTGAGTATAGAATTCGACCGTAAGCGTTATGCACGAACACGGATATTCCTGATTGTTCTGAGGCTTTATCTGCTACCGATTTGGCCTCTACGTATGTTTTATACGTTCCAAGCACCCAAGTTTTCCGTAGCTTAGAGTTTTGAGAAACTACTCGGAGGAGCCCTTCTTGCGGTGCAGCACGACTTGTTAAGTCAGTGTAGGGTATCTCTTTTGCTTTGTCAATTGATGTCATTCCACTTCTCCAGCGTCTCGATAGCTTTCGCTAATTTCTGTTTGTCTGATGCAGTTGGGAACCACTTAGTTTCCAAATGTATGACAGTTCTCCAAAGATGTCTAATTTTAGAATCTCCGTATAGTAATACACTAGCATACAGGTCTGTACGTTGGCAAGTAGGTAAGTAGGAATCTATTCCGCCCAGAACATACATTATATGTACGTCTTTGTGGCCCCGTTTCACTCCTCCGTAAAAAGCCCCTACTAACGAGTTGAACCCAAAGGATGCAATCGCTTCTTTCAGGGCTTTAGTTTCACGCCCTATAAATGTTGGGCTTTTATAGTCGGCGTTAAACTTTTCTTTATAAAAGTGGCTGAATACTTTATACAGCGTGGGGGAGTTTTTAAACTCTATACTGAAGGAATTTTTGTTTAACATGTTCCCTCACTGACGATAATGAGTTAGTAGGAAACCTTGTCTCGAACTTTGCGTGGATTTCTTTTAGAGAGTGCCCTGATTGGCGCAGAACTAGAAACGCTATCTCTGGTTCGGTTAGCTTGAAAGAAACTATTAAATCTTTTACTTCTACTAGTTCTAGCCAGTCTTTAGGTTCCTGTAAAAGAAGTTCTTGCGAGAGGGCTTTGTTCGGGGAATCTCCCGGTGATGTATCTGCGCCAAAACTTTGCCCTAAATAGGAGGCTTCATTATTAAGGTTACGTTTAGATTTAGTTGCTAAAGTGCGGATCGTGTTTACCATAGTTGTATGTAGGTAGGTGTGGAAAGTGACATTTCTACTTGGGTCGAACTTTTTAGCTGCCTTTAAAATGCATATACGCAACTCTTGTGCTAAATCGTCTCTGTGAAGTCCAGCAATTGTGTACGTTGATGTCATTCTAGTTATTTTAGGTTCCCACTGTTTAATTAAAGCGTCATCAATTTCCAATGTACTGCTCCTTCCTGTATTTGTTGCAACATCGCATGTTACAGAATGCGTGTCTATATTTCAAGTCTTGGGCACGGCGCACTTCTGATTTTAACCTATAAACGGTCGAAGTGCAATAGTCACAGGACAGTTTTATGTACCTATATCTAGTTGCACAGTCTTTAGAGCATAAAGGGCGTTTCTTCTGCTTGTTTATTATTGCGGTATCACAAACTAAGCAGTAAAGAAGTGGTTTAAGTTTGGGTGGATTTGTGTCTAAGTCCCTACGGTTTAAAACATTCCACACCCTTTGCTTTGTGGCACCTAGCTCCACCGCTATCTCCGAGACACGCATAAACGGATTGTTCTTGCGTAAACGGACAACTCTATTTTTAAACTTCATTAGAAATCAGATATTGAAGCTTGCTTCCGTTCGTATTCCTTTACCCAGCTACTTAGCATGGCTTTCCATTTAGCAGCTATATAAGCTGCATCTACATCCCCGACCTCATCTACACGTTTTAGACCGGGTGAAGCGGCTACTACCCTTGTCCATTGTGCATCTGTAAATTCTACTGTTACATCTGGCATGATCTTATCTCCTTACGTTTGTTTAGATTCATTAATTATACACCTACTCTCCCGATAGTGCTGTTACCGTTCTATTCGCCCATGATGTCGAGTCTTCATCCCAATCATATGCTACCCATTCGGTTGGATTGTCTTCACTGTCCCAACCTGCGTCATCAGGCATGGCTACAGGCGGCTCCCATGCCCATAGAGTGGTATTCAGAGTCCAAGACGGGTAAGGTTGCTGAGGATAAAATACATCGTTAGATGAGTCGTACTTCATTCCAGTGCTAGCATACCGAAACCGAATATTGTCGTTATAGCTAGTCTGCACCCAGTTTGTACTTGCCCCGAACAAGGCTTGGCAGAACGATATACCTGCCTCCTCGTTAGGTGCATCTGAGTTGTTCAGCACAATTACTTGGGTAACGATATTGCTCGAATCTATCTGTGCGAAATGTGCCATGTTTTCCCCTACTGATACTTGTACTTTATAATTACGATACCACTACCACCGCTACCGCCACTTTGATAGGTGGTGCCAGCAGAGCATCCACCACCACCGCCACCGTAATTAGCAGAACCGGCACCACCAGACGAGGCTTGGTTAGTTGCAGAGGAACTCCCTCCACCACCACCACCACTGCCTCCCCCCCCTGCCTGACCGACATAACCGGACGTAAACCCTTTTCCGCCACCGCCACCGCCGCCCCTAGTTATAGATGAACCTGTAATGCTACTTGCTATTCCGCTTCCACCGTTGCCAGCTTTCGGGGGAGGACTCCAACTGTTTGTATCTGCGGCTCCTCCAACAGCACCGGCGCCACCACCACCACCCGGCTGTCTGTGAAGGTCGTAGTAGCCCCGCCCGCCAGCATGACCTTGACCGCTTACTGCACTACCAACAGTAGTCCAACTAGCCGCTGACGCACCTCCACCAGAGCCTCCGTTTCTCTTAGCGGCAGAACTGCCGCCAGAACCTGCTCCGCCACCGCCGCCAGTGGGTGAAAGACTGTTCCAAGACGAGCTTGAACCTTTATATCCACAGCCTCCATCGGGTGTGAGGAAGCCACTATTGCCCCCACCACCAACAGTTACGGTCATCGACCCTGCTGAAAGACTTGTACTAGTGCCTGTAAGGTAGCCTCCTCCTCCTCCACCGGC